CGAACCATACAAGGCACTATTTGAGAGGTGTGTGGCTCACCCCAAGGTTAACTACTACGGCTCTGTTTCTAATGAAGAGATACGCGATGCTCTAAGACAGGCGCATATCTTTGCATACCCTTCAATCTGGCCAGAAACTTCTTGTATTTGCTTGATCGAAGCTATGAGCGCTAGATGCTTGGCAGTACATCCAAATTACGCTGCTCTACCTGAAACATCAGGTGGACTAACTCTTCAGTATCAGTGGTGCGAAGATCCTACACAGCACGCTAATCGCTTTGCTGGTAACTTAATCACAGCTATTCAGATGGTACAGCAGCCTCAAGTAGAGCCTGTTCTCGACTTTGTTAAGACGTACGCGGACTTTAAATTTAACTGGGATCGTAGAGCAGCAGTTTGGACGAACATTCTAAAGTCTCTACTTACAGAGAAGAGCAAAATTTCAAGTTAGCTTTTCTTACTCTACACATTATATGCTCGTTATACCAGCCCGGGGATTCTAAACATCCCCGGGCAAACTGCTCTTTAGCTTCGAAATAAGTTAGTTCTGATTTAGAAACGCAGAGCTTTATAATTTCTCTTTTAAAATTTGACTTACCGTACTTCTCGATATCAGAAGAGAGTGAAGGAGATGAACCATAATAGTCTCTCCAATCACTCTCTGTTTTTTTAACTTTACGTCTTGTTTTGTTTTTCTGTTTTATTCGACGTGTATTAGTAAAGATTTTTTTTCCAATATATTTCTTATTATTTACAATATTTGTAATGATGTATATGAACCCCGCGTGGGTACCGATACTATCATCAGAAAAAATTACATTATTGAATAGCCAAGGATTTTCAATCTCAGTCATAGTACCCCCTATACGGGGGTATATAGTCAATTACTCGTTATCATCTGCAAATAGGTCGTCTTCGTCCTCGTCGTCATATTCATCATCTTCTTCAGCATCATCTAAATTAGTTAAGTCATCATTACCACAAAAAGGACAAAACTTAGGCTTACTCGCTACATCACTATCCTCTATAGTATCAACCATAAACACTGCACCGCAGTTAGAGCACTCTATTTCTTTATCCATTTGTAAACTCCGTTACGTTTTCGCTGGTTAAAGCGGTTTTGAGAAAGGCGACTCCTTCCTCTGAACGGTACTTATTTTTATATTATACTCTGCTTATACCTGACTGAAAAATTAATTTTGCACATTCTATACAAGGTGCGTGAGTTACAAACATAACGGCACCTTCACCACTTTCAGTCGATCTTGCTAACTTAGCAATAGCATTCATCTCTGCATGAATGACTTCTTTCTTAGTGGAAAGAGAACCGTCCTCGTTTTCTATCTCACACTTATTATCCCAGCCAGAAGGTGTGCCGTTATATCCGCTGGCTAGGATTTTACCGTCTTTTACAATTACAGCACCTACCTGTAGCCGCTCCGCTACAGACAGGTGTGATGTAAGTTCAGCGACGTCCATATAGTATTTTTTAAATTTACTTTTCATACCCTGACCATACAGAGCTCCAATCACCAGATAGGGCACCCTTGGCGTAATCAGTTGACTTATTCTCAAAGAAGTTAGTATGGGTAGGAGCGTTCAGCATTTCCTCAACCCATGAGAGGGGGTTCTTCTTTACTTTAAAGATACCCTTCATACCCATTGCAATTAGTCGTCGATCGCAAATATAACGAATATACTTCTTAACATCTGCAGCTGTTAAGTCCTTCATCTCCCCGAACGAGAAAGCTAGATCGATAAACTTATCTTCAAGTTCAACCATCTTAGTCGCAATGGTATAAATCTCACCCTTAAGCTTGTCGTTCCAAATATGCTTGTTCTCTTCAATAAAGGTACGGAAAAGCTTAATCATATTTTCACAATGCATGGTCTCGTCAACAATAGACCAGGTAATAATCTGGCCCATCGACTTCATAAGACCGTGACGGGGAAAGTTGAGAAGCATGATAAAGGATGAGAATAGCTGCATACCTTCCGTAAAGGCTGAGAACGCTGCAATCTGCTGAGCTACGCTCTCAGCATCTTGAGCAGACATTTCAGCGAAGTATTCGTGTTTCTCCTTCATAGCTGCATATTCAAGAAACTCCTGATATGTCGTTTCCGGCATATTAAGAGTTTCAATAAGGTGAGAGTACGCAGCGATATGCAGAGCTTCGCGAGCTGCGAAGCCTGTAAGCATCATACGAATTTCAGGCTGCGGAAAGTACGGAAGGTAGTTCTTAATATAACCACCAGCTACGTCGATATCACCCTGAGTAAAGAAACGCAAAATCTGAGTAAGAAAGTACTTCTCATTATCCGATAGCTTCGTATTCCAGTCCTTTACGTCTTCGATAAAGGGTAGCTCGGTATGCATCCAATGTGCTTGTTCATGTGACAGCCACGCATCATAAGCCCACGGATACTTGAAAGGTTTAAAGTATGAGCGTTCGTCGGTGAGCTTAAGTTTTTTATGGTTATTCATTTTACTTACTCCGCTGCAAAAATTGTATCTGCTACTGATACGTCTATTACTTTATAGCCAAATTGACCGATTAAGTCAAGAATATCCGCCCCATCTTTGTTTTCACAGGTAATAACTGGTTTAAATTTCTCTATAGTATATAAGGCACCTCTTATAATATTATATTCGTAACCTTCAGTATCTAAACAAATCATATCACAAGCATTTAAATTAAGACTATCAATTGCTATAATAGGTACTACACCATTAACGTCTTCGATAGTTTTGTGCATACCGACGTTGGATCTATTATTACGCATTACAGTACAGAAACTATTTACTGCGCCAAGCGCGGCGTTTATTTTAATAACATTGTCAACTTGACAGTTATTAACGAGGCAATGAAAATTAAGACTATCAGGTTCAAATGTATACACTGTCTTAAATCGATTAGCAAGTAATCTAGGGTATAGGCCTAGATTACCACCTGCTTGTACGCAGACGTTATAATTCTTAACGTGTGTAAAATATTTAATACTATGAGAATGTATCCAGTCTTCCCTGGGTCCTAGCCACGCACCACCGTCCGTATTCGGACCTCCATCTCCCTTTATCCATAGCCAGTCCGATAGACCTTCTATAGGTCTACCAGAACGTACGTATAGTTCGTCCCTAAAATCGCTCATTATACTAACCTTCACATGCTAAACAAGTTTCTTCTGTAAGCGCCTTAATATCGATTTCTTCGATAATTTGACGCTTAATCTGCTTTGACACCTTATCTGCCTTCTTAATCTTTTCACTTCTGCAGTAATATAGAGTCTTTAGTCCTTTCTTCCAAGCAAGGAAGTGAGTTGCGTGTAGATATTTAACGTGGGTGGTGGGTAGAAAGAATAGATTGAGTGACTGTCCTTGGTCGATAAACTCTTGGCGATCAGCGGCAAGAGTAATAAGAACGCGTTGGTCAATCTCCATGGCAGTCTTAAAAACTTTCTTGGTGTGGTCGTCTAGGAAATCAAGATCCTGTACAGATCCGTCATTCTGCATAATAGTGCTCCAAACTTCTGTAATGTCAAGCTTTAACTCTTCACATTTGGTGCGGAGGATAGCGTCTAGGAATCGGTTCTTGTTAAGCCCCGCACCTGATAGGGTATCTTGACGATATGCATTAGCACGGAAAGGCTCAATAGAGGGAGAAGTATTACCCATAATGATAGAAGAACTAGCATTAGGAGCAATCGCAGTTAAGTGCGAAAATCTATTTCCTGCCCATTTTGGCTTTGTTATCTTTTTAACTTTCATTTCTTTTTCCTTAATTCTGCATTTTTTGTAGCTATCTCTTTATTCTTCATTGGGTTGCTCTCGCTGAATCCACAGCGACCACGAACCCAACCTTCTGGAATTTTTGTATTTGGTGGTAACTTTTTATTTGTAGTACCATCTGTAATCCACTTCCACCCATCCATCTTTGGTGGGGTCAATCCACCATTTTTATATTTTGATTTGAATTCGTCGCCAGTAACACCCTTGTTCCAAGCCGTTCTTCCAATATTCCATTTACCCATATGAGGTGCTAGAGTTTTCTTAACAATCTCAAAGTGTCTAGAAGTTAGAACATCAAATCGTTTAGCGTTTTTTCTGGAGACTCGAACCATTGAAGAAAATGCAAAGACTAACTTTTGATTCTCCGGGTACATTTTACATAACAACCAGTGACAAAGAAAATGTTCTCTGAAGGTAAGTCTAGCTAAATTGTCAGGTTCGTCGTTTCCACCTAAACATTTAGGTAAAATATGATGTTTTTCTGAATATTCTGTTAACACACGGTTCTTGGCTCGTACGATTATCGAATCGTAAATCTTACTGTATAGCATTAGGCGCTCCATTAAATTATATGCCCCTAATGCTTATTTAGCGATTTTAGATTTTCAGATCATCCCCCTCAATGACGGCACAAGCACGAATAGACATTTCTTCACCATCTCTGACAACAGTAACAAAATCAGAAGACTTAACACTAACGGAATTGCCAGAATCATCTTCGAAAAGAATTTCACTTTGGATATCCAATGCTTCACCTCGCTCGCTACCGAGCTTGAGATTAGCCGCATTTAACTTAGACCTTATATGCTTGAACATTCTACGGTTTGCAATTTCAGCATCTACATCTTCGATCGCAATATTATTCTTCTGAAGGTATGCGTGGAAACCAAGTGCACCTACACCAATAGAGCGTTCACGTGTGGCTGAATAAATCGCACGTGATACAGTCTTGGGAGCGTTATCAATAAAATATTGTAGAACGTTATCAAGCATTTCTGCAATGTCTTGTAGAAATAACTCTTCATGCTTCCATTCATCAAAGTATTCAAGATTTACCGAAGAGAGGCAGCATACAGCTGTACGGTTTTCGTCCGTAGGTAGAATAATTTCTGAGCAGAGGTTGGACTGACGAATCTTTAATCCTTTATCCTTCAACCAAACTGGCATTTTATTATTGCATGTATCGATGAACTGAATATAGGGTTCACCTGTATGCATCCGCAACTCAATTATTTTTTGCCATAGGCTCTTAGCAGATACTACGTTACGTACTTCGCGTGTATGGGGATCTTTTAGTTCCCATGCATCACTTGCATTGGGGTCGACCATGCACTTCTCAATAATCTGCATGAACGCGTCAGGTATAGTAATGCCGTGGTGAAGATTCTGAGCACGGATATTAGGGTCGCCAGTCGGCTTGCGAATCTCAAGGAATAGTTCAATATCTGGATGGTCAATGCTGAGATAAGCAGCATAAGAACCACGACGTGTAGATCCCTGCTTATAGGCAAGACAAGACGCATCGTAAATCTTAAGGTGAGGCATGATACCTACTGAGCGGTCATCGGCTGAGCGAATACCAAAACCGATACCTACCCCGCCACCGAGCATTGATAGCCAGTTAGTTTCTGAGAGTGTATTTACCAGGCCTTCTGCAGAATCATCTACCCAGTTTAAGAAACAGGAAATAGGCAGCCCCTTCTTGGTACGGCCGAATGATAGGATAGGAGTTGAATATGATAGCCAATGCTTAGATGCATAATCGTACAAGCGCTGTGCATGTTCTGGATTACTACCAAAAGCAGAAGATACAAACGCAAATCTATCCTGCGGTGAATTTTCATCGTCCTTCATGTACGACTCACGTAGTCGCTTAAGTCCTAGCTCGTCAAAAAGTGCATCCCGAGAATAGTCGATTTGTACAGTCATGGTTAGTCCTTTAATTAGTTATTTACGTTAATATTAGAAAGAAAGCTAAAGTAAAGTGCTAGTTGATTCCAAGAAGACGCGGCAACCTCGCGATGCTCTTTTTGAGTACCATTACCCATTCGTAGATGACAGTAGTGGATCCAGCTGCGAAGAGTGCCATTCATATACATTCGAGAGACAGTCAGGCCTTCAGGTAGTACTGCACGGGCCTGTTCCTTGGCGATACCTTTAGCGATAGCGGCATTGTAAGCGTTTTGTGCAACATCCCACGCACCACACTGTTGGCGCCACCACCAATCTTCAAGTTCAAAATCAGTAGTCTCGATTGAGTTCTGGCGATTCTTGGTGTCCTGTAGACGAGCTTCGCGAGTTACAAATCCAAGGTCCTTTGTAGGATCGGCATAACGCTGGGAAAACTCTTGAAATGAAAATGAGCGATGACGAAGAATCTGTCGAGCAATGTCACGGGTTGTCTCAATTTCCATAACTACATTAACCATCTCAAACACAGACCAATGCGCATTCTTAGCGCAATACCGAAGTAGACGCTCTGAGGTCTCAGAGTTAATTTGATTGGAAGGGTTTGAAACGCGCGCTGCATATGCGATAAATTCTCCAGCCGTACCAACACCTTCAATTAGAGGATTAGTGATAGCGACGATTTTAGCAGTGTTCATATTACACTCTCTTCCATTGCATAAATTTCAGTTTTGCTTGCAGGTTAGTATATGTATTAGAACTGATGACTGACATAATGTCATGCTGTGACATACCATTTAATGCCATGTCGTTGATATCCTTGTACTTTATGGAGTCTGGCCAGATGACGACAGAAAAATTTCTTTCTATTATTTTTTCAAGTTTTTGTACTATTTCTCTATTACGTGGTTCATTGTCGTATACAAAAACTGCGTTTGAATTAAAATTAATATTGGTATCAGATCCAGCCATGGCTATAGCATTATCTAAAAATAGAGAGTCTATAGGTCCTTCGACGATATAGAAAGTTTTATTATAGTCAACAGTATCTAAACCATATATCTTTGGTTTAGATTCATCGAGTATAATAGTAATATACCTCAACTTAGAGTTATTAAGTGCTCTACCCTGGTATCCAAACATTTCCTTAGTTTCACTAAGGAATGGAATAACAAGCCGCGGCTCATCTCTATCAGTATTAAGTTTGCCAGGTACCATACTGTTAGTCCATTCGTTAAACTTAGGCGCGTAGAAAAGCTTATAGTGTTTATTATGGGGTATAAGCCTACCTTCAACATACAGTTTAACAGGATGACTAGAAGTCAATTGAGAAATACGCTTTAGTTGATTAAGCGGGTTTCCAGCAGCTGCAAACTTTGGACGCGTAAAGTTAAATGTTTGCTTTTCTGGTTCACCGTATTTTTCAAGAATTAATTCTCGATTATACTGCTCAAAGAGCTCATTATTGATGGTCTTAAGAAACCCTCGAAAGTTCATACTAGCACCGCAGTTGTGGCAGTGAATACGGTAACCCTTACCATCATTAATAAAATACATGCGTGCTTTAAACTTATTAGTTTTACTATCACCGCAAATGGGGCAGGAGCAG